CCATTTTTCGCGATCAGCCCAGTATGCCGCAGACATTTTGCCTTTCTTGATGTTTTTGGCGTGACGAGCCTTAAATGATTTTCTTTTTGCCTTCATTCTGGCGGACTCTCCAGCCTTCGGCTTTCCTGCGGTAGAGGCTCCTTGCTCACCGAACCGAATAATCTTTTCTTTACCGCCTTCACACGCCTTAACAATGTGAGACTTCTTTGGATGATCCGGCGTTCTCTTTGGTTTGTTGCAGGCCATAGACGCTTTATCTACCCTGCCGCCAGATTTATAATAACTACGAATCATTGCGTATACTCTTACCTAGAGGGCACCATTCTTTATGTAGATAAACTCACAAGAGGCGGATACGTTAAATGTAACGCTACCCGAGCTTGAGATAGCCCTAATCTCAATGTCTGTCTTCTCTTCAAAGGGTAGAGGGAAGCTATAGCTTTGAGCTAGAGTTCCGTCATTAATCGCCCCTGTTGCTTTCGTGTTGAAAACACCACCGTATGGCCTTGCTACAATTCTTGCGTTGAGAACTGTTGGTGTGCTGGATGAATTACCAGTAGACATATGCGCTTGATACAGGTACGCAGTGTATCCAGCAGGAACCGTCCAAACCATCATTAGTGTTTGGTTGTCTTTAACGCCATCAATGATTGCGTATATGTTTGTTGGGACACCAGCGGTAACAGTTCCGGTTCCAGTATAAATGATTCCTGCGTTCCCGCCGCTACTGCCAGCAGTTAAAACGACCATCCTAAAAACGCGCAAAAAGCTCTGTGTCGTAGATACCGGAGTCTGCCCATTAAGGGTAACGGTTTCAGATATCTCGTTATAGTTTGCATCAAGGCCAGATACGCTTACTGTCCTTGCCCCCGTCCCAGACGCCGAGTCATCAGCAGATGAGCTTGATAGCGTCATCGTTGAGGCAGACGGTGGATAAGAATATATGCCGCCTTGAGTCCAAATGGTTTCTTCCGTGTTACCTACAGACGGATTGTTGCCAAACTTAAACTGCACATTGTGTCCAGATATCTGACCTCTTGCCACCTGAAGTTCAAAAGGCTCGGTAAGACCGAATCTGGATATTGATGATATCTGGCGCGACATATGGCGTTATCCCGCACTAACCTTTAGGGTTCCGGCATCATTCCATAGTTGGCCAGCATTGGTTGGGTCGCTCGTTGGCAGGTTTGGAAATACATACACGCCAGCATCTGGGCTAACTTGAGCAACACTCGGAGTTCCGCCAAGATCGGCAGTAAACTCAAAACCATCGGCTGTGGTGTACTCTATCCTCGCATTGTCAGTTTGAATGACTATCTGATCAGCTTCGCTGGAAGTAGTCACATTGCCAAGGGTTGACCCATTAATATGAACGGACCCGCTTTGCTGGGTGCCAGCAAACATTGCACCATAGCCAATAGCCGTGGATCTTATTCCAGTCTTTGCCCCTGCGCTTTGTCCAATACCAACAGCACTTTCGGCCAATGCCTTTGAGCTATAGCCAATAGCAACCGCGTTAGTAGACGTGGCAGACGAACTGTGGCCAATAGCAATTGTACGCGTATTAGAAGTAGATGAGCTTGTTCCAAAAGCAAGACTATCAGAGCCCGTTGCTGTACTGCTGTTGCCTAAAGAAATAGCCCGACTGCCGCTGGCCGAGGGGCTTGTTGTGATAGTTGAGCTTCCGTCTCCCCAAAAAACGCTAACGTCTGACCAAGTAACGGTGCCAGAGCCGTTAGTAGAAAGCGTTTGGCCAGATGTTCCGTCCGTCGTTGGGAAGGTAAACGCAGAGTTAAATGTCACCGCGCCAGAGTTATCAGCACTAAACTTGCTAGACGAGCCAACCTGCAAGTCAATCAGCTTGCTACCGGAGGCGGATGCCGTATCTGTTACATTCATCTTTATGGATGTAAAGACCGTTGCACCGTCGTTCCAAGTGTCGGTCATGTCATATATGTTCGCCATGCTATCCTCGTAGGGCTATATTGTCTCCGGCTCTATCAACAATGTAAGAGCCGTCGCGCTGTTGTATATCTAGTGGGTTGGTGGTCGCTGGGGGGACGGCCTGAGTTTGAATGGCAATAGCAAGTATAGCGCTAACGGCTATTGCGTTTGCAACTATATTGCTCATATCAGGAGGCCTGAATTACAGAGACATACACATCAATCGTTCCTGATGTGTAAGAGGTAACATTAGCCCTACATTCAAACACAGCTTGATTGTTTTCTTGAACATCGTCAGCAGTAAACGTGTGGAGTGTGCGAGCGGTTCCGCCATTATGAACGCGATACTCAATAACAACGGTAGCGGTTGTAATACCAACAACCTCAAACACCTTGTTAAGGGGGAGTCTAACCCACTCCCCAGCGCCAGTGGCAGTCGCACCATCCAGCAATTTTAAGCTGGTCGGTAATGAATAGGTCATGTTAGCTCCTATTAGCTGAGAGCCGCACCAATAGCAGTGACCCAAGCAGAGCCAGTGCTAACAACAATGCAGTATTCATTGTTACCAGCCCCATTGTCTGAGATCAGGCGAATTTGACCGGCGTTTGATGCTGATGCCGCAGGAAGGCTTGCGGTGGTGACAGCAGTAAGACCGAAAGCACTAGACGAGTTTACGGGTCCGCTAAAAGTAGTTGTAGCCATTTTAAGTTCCTTACATACAAGTTATGAATAGCAGTCTGTATGTCGTCAGCCGGGTCTGTCTGCTATTCTGGTTGCCCCGGAAGCTCAGGCCAAATGACAAGAGCCAAAAAAATAAGTGGGGGCGCGAACGCCCCCGTGGTATTACGCTCCCGGAGAACCGTAGATACCGAGCGGATCAGATACACCGAACGAGTAACGCTCTCGCGCCTTATAGCGCACGTTACCAGTGTCGAAGTCGCCGTCCATTGAAGTTTCCAGAGCGGTGCGCTGGAAGTGCTTCATGCCGTTAGGCACGTCGGTCGTCAAGAACCAAGCATCGTTGTCAGTCAAGAAGTGATTGACAGCGTAGCCTTCTGGGATAGAACCGTTGTTACGCAGAGCGTTCAGGTCGTTATCCGCAGTTCCGACACGGCCTTCAGTTTCGAGCAAGCGAGTTGCTACAAACATCAGCGAGGGCGGAACAATCAGCTTGCGAGGACGAGCCGCGATCAACAGGCCACGTTCGTCAGTGAACGCCGCGATGTTGATAACTGCATCTTCCAATGAAGTTTCGTTCAAGTCAGCCGCAACCGAGGGGCGGTTGGCGTTAGTGCCGCCGCTTACCAAGGGGTGAGCCGAGCTAAACAGAGTAACTCCGTCGCCAGACTGGAAGGTTGTGAAGCCGTTGTTCAACAAGCTAGCCGCTTTAACCTGCTTGGTGTGAGCCATAGCGCGAGCCAAAGCCTTGGTGTATCGAGCAGACAGAGAGTCATAGAGGTTGTCCTCCATAGCTTCTTCCGTGATGCTGAAACCAAGAGCAATCGTCTCGTGGTTGTAGCGAGCCGTGAAAGATTCCTGAGCGCTGTCGTAAGCGATGGCAGAGCCTTCAGCTTTTACAGGTGCCGCAGAGAATCCTGACAACTTAACTTCTTCTTCAAACGAACGCTCTGACGATTCAGTTTCGTAAATCGCAGTGTGCTCGTCTTCGTATCGATCATACTCAAGGCCAAACAGGGCGTTCAAACCCGGCAGGAGTTCCTTGAGCATCTGTGCGCGTGAAATAGCCATTACTCAGACCTCCTTATACGCCAGTGGTGTTGCTATACTGATGGCCAGCGTTAAACTTAACGATGACATCGGTGTAAGCATCACCAACTGCACTATCTGGTCCATCGACAAAATCAATAAGACGCAAAGGAAGAGATGCGGTTGTGGCAGACGAGCTACCGTCAACAGCATTCTTACTGCGACCAAAGTCAACAGAGCCAGCGGTTTGAACTACCGCAAAGTTTGATCCAAGGGCAGTCTGAGCTACTGCTTCATCAGCCTGCATTTGCATCAATACATTGGGATCATCAACAACATACGCAACAGCGTCAGAGGCCGCAGTTGATGCGGGCCAGTATTGGCTGTACGTCGGTTGCTTGGTAGTGGGGTCCGTATAGAAACAGCCAACAAAAACACCGACCGGAGTCAGGGCAGTTGTGCCAGTATCTTTCTCTACAGTTCCCGCCGCTACCAACTTAACAAAGTCGCCATAAAAGATGTTCGTGCCATAAGCAGAAGCGATCTTAATGTGGCGAACCTTACCGGTGAAAGAACCGTTTGCGCTCAAAGCGCCTACGGGTTCTGCACCGCTTGGGGTTGCTACGCTAGACATTATAGTCTCCTAAAGAAAATTAGAGGATTAACCTCTACCAAAAGTTGTTCTCGAAGACCGCTCTGGATTCAGAACCGGCATACGAGGATCGTTTTCTCTTAGGAAGCTGTTATCGACTGAAGACATTTGAGTCTGCGCCATGCGGTCATAGTATTCTCGCCGTCGCTCAACATCTTCTGCCGGAGCCTTGCATAACAGCAAGCCGCCGATTTCAATGTTGCCTTCAAAACGAGAGCCAATATCCGACATAACCTTTAACTCTGGGTGATCTTCTGAGCGTACTGGAATCCAACCTTCGCGAAACTTCTGAGACACGTTAGTGTTGTCAGAGTTTCCTACTGATGATGTGCGTACCCAACGAAATACCCAGCCGTCTTGCGGATCTGGGACTGGTAGTACGGATGCTGGTTTCCATGAATCAGAAGGTCGTCCTTCATTTTCTCGACTTTCAACTTCTCTTGGTGCGCGTGAATTTGCCATAATCAAGACTCCTTTGCGATCTGATTAGCGTATTGTTCTGGGGTTAGGCCAAGTCTCTTTGCGAGGGAGATCTGGCTTCTAGTCAACCTCACCTTGCGTGGTTTTGCGCCGTTGTTCCTAGCGGAAGGGGCGACAACCACGGATGGGCTTCGCGTGTTTGAGACTCCCGTCTCCTCAGCGAAGTATTCAGGAAACTTAGATCGCATGGTGCTATCTATAGCTTCGTAGTATTCGTCACTGTCGGGGGCATAACCCTCTTTAGTGACAAGACGTTCGTGAACGCCATAAGCGAGTGCAGTCATATCCTTGTGATCTTCATGACCAAACCAAGGATTGTCCTGAGACCAACTCATTGCTTTACGAGAAGGCTGTACCCGCTGGGAATGGGCCTGCTGTTGTTGCAACTGTTGTTGGTGTTGTTGCTGTTGAATCAAGACTTGTTGCTCATACTGTTTGGCTCGATTCTGCAATTGAGCCTCTTGGTATTCCGCAGTCCTGATTTCAGATTGAGCGCGAA